TCGAGGAACAAAAATCCTCTGCAGTAGAATTTCTTATCGGTGGTGGTTCAAAAGACTTCGCTGAATATAGAAATGTGTGTGGTTTGGTCCGGGGTCTTGAAACCGCACGCTCTCTAGTAGAAGACCTTTCGCGTAATTATATGGAAGATGAAGATGACTAAAGCAGCAACTAAACCCAAACTTGTCAAAATTAATGATCAAGAGTTGGAAGCGCAGTTACCTATTCCTGTTGGTTATCACTTACTTGTAGCTATGCCAGAAGTAGAAGATACCTACAGCGATACGAAAATCCTAAAATCTGTAACGACTATGCACCATGAAACAATCATGTCTATGGTTGGACTTGTACTAGATATGGGTGCTCAAGCCTATAGCGACAAAGATAGGTTTTCTACTGGACCTTGGTGTGAAGTAGGTGATTATATCATGTTTCGTGCTAATACAGGTACTAGGTTTATGGTTGGTGGCAAGGAATATCGTCTAATGAATGATGATTCTGTTGAAGCTACTGTTAAAGATCCCCGTGGTGTATCACGAGCGTAGGAGTTATTTAATGCCTTTTGAGAAAGTAGAGTTTGAGTTTCCAAACCCCGATAGCGGCGATATTGAGATAGAACCCTCTAGTGCTATTACTGTAGATATATCTGGTAATACTCCCGTATCTAAAGCTAAACCTGATACCTCAAATAACGAAATAGAGATTGAGGTAGTAGACGATACACCGAAAGCCGATAGAGACCGTAAGGTGTCTGAAGCGCCAGAAGAAGTTACTGAGGAAGAGCTTGAGGATTATTCTGATAAAGTTCGTAACAGGATTAAACACTTCAGTAAGGGATACCACGACGAACGGCGCGCAAAAGAAACAGCCCTTCGTGAACGTGAAGAACTTGAGCGGTATGCCCAGAAATTAGTAGATGAAAATAAAGGTCTAAAAACTTCTGTTAGTAAGAATCAGTCTGTTCTTTTAGACCAAGCTAAGCGTACTGCTGGTAGTGAACTAGACGAGGCAAAACGTGCGTATAAAGAAGCTTATGAGTCTGGAGATACTGACGCAGTAGTAAATGCACAAGAGAGTATGACAACTGCTAAAATAAAAGCAGATCGTTTAGGTAATATTCAACTTCCATCTTTACAGGAAGAAGAAACAGCTTTAGAACAGGATACAACAGAACAATCCGCCCCAGTACCTGTTGATGAACGAGCTAACGAATGGGCAAAGACTAATACGTGGTTCGGTTCTGATGATGAGATGACAAGTTTGGCGCTGGGGTTGCATAATAAACTTGTTAAAGAGGGTATGAACCCTCAAAGTGATGACTACTACGATGCTATTGATGCTCGTATGCAGCAGTTATTCCCTGAACAATTTGAGGGAGTAGATAAACCAGATAGGAAGACTTCAAAACGTCAGGCTAATGTGGTCGCACCCGCTACGCGGAGCACGTCACCTAAAAAAGTGACACTAACGAGAACACAGGTAGACCTAGCGAAACGTTTAGGAGTGGATCTTAAAGATTACGCCAAACAGGTTGCAATAGAAATGGTGAAAACAAATGGCTGAAAATCGTATTGATCGTGAACAAGTGTCTAGAGAAAAAACGGCCCGTAAGAGAGCTTGGCAAAGGCCCGAAGTACTACCTTCGCCTATTGACCAGCCGGGTTATGCATTTCATTGGGTACGTGTATCTACGCAAGGAACGGTTGACGCTACGAACGTTTCATCAAAACTGCGTGAAGGTTGGGAACCGGTCAAAGCAGAGGACCATCCTGAGATTACAATGGTTACCGTAGAACAAGAACGTTTTAAGGATAATGTTGTGATTGGGGGGTTAATGCTATGTAAGGCTCCTAAAGAATTGGTTGAGGAACGTAATGAGTACTTTGCAGAGCAAAGCAAGGCGCAAATTTCTTCTGTAGACAATAACCTTATGCGCGAAAACGATCCTCGTATGCCGCTCTTTAATGATCGGAAGACGAAGGTCACATTTGGCAATGGAACTTAACTAGTAAATAGGAGGCATAAGCTATGGCTTATCCTACAATCGACGGTCCTTACGGACTTCGACCAGTTAAGATGCTTAACGGCTCTGCCTATGCTGGTGCTACTCGGCTGTATCGAATTGCTAGCGGGTATGCTACTGACATTTTTTATGGTGATGTCGTTAAACTCGTAACTGGTGGCACTGTTGAGCGGGATGCCGCTGACGCTGCTATGACGCCAATTGGTGTCTTTTTGGGGTGCAGTTTTACTGACCCTGGTACGTCCCAACCCACATTCAAACAGTATTGGCCTGCTAGCACGGTTGCTAGTGACGCTGTTGCGTATGTTTGTGATGATACGAACGTACTATTCAAAGTTGCAGTCATTTCGTCTGCGGCTACCACTACGCCGATTGTAATGGCCGATCTTGCTATTACGGACATCGGGGCGAATGTGCAAATGGTAGACAATACTGGTAGTACTGTTACGGGCAATTCAAAAATTGCTGTTGATGATACTTCTGCCACTACTGCTACTTTCCCACTTCGTGTAGTAGATGTTGTAACTGATACCAAAACTTCCGCGACGGCCTTCCCTGAAGTGCTCGTTAAGTGGTGTGCTGGCCATCAGTTTGACAACACAACCGGCGTATAGGGGAGTAATGTAAAATGGCTATTTCAAGAGCACAATTACTTAAAGAACTCCTCCCCGGCCTTAATGCTCTGTTTGGTATGGAGTATGCGAAGTACGGTGAAGAACATAAAGAGATTTTTGAAACAGAATCTTCTGACCGTTCTTTTGAGGAAGAAACGAAGCTATCCGGGTTCTCTGCGGCACCTGTCAAGGACGAGGGCTCTGCCGTCGAATATGACAATGCTCAAGAAGCGTGGACGGCTCGTTATACGCACGAGACAGTCGCAATGGGTTTCTCAGTTACCGAGGAAGCTATTGAGGATAATCTCTATGATTCGCTTTCTGCTCGTTATACGAAAGCGTTGGCTCGTGCTATGGCGTACACGAAACAGGTCAAAGCGGCGGCTATCCTTAACGATGCCTTCGATACCACCTACGGTGATGGTGTGGCACTTTGCTCCACTGCTCACCCACTTGTTTCTGGTGGGACTAACGCGAATACGCCCTCCACGGCGGCGGATCTTAACGAGACTTCTCTGGAAGCCGCCGTTATTTCCATCTCTGGTTGGACGGATGAACGTGGCTTGTTGATTGCTGCCCGCCCTGCGAAGCTCATTATTCCACCCGCCCTGCAGTTTGTTGCTTGCCGGGTTCTGGAGACTGAGGGTCGTGTGGGTACGGCAGACAACGATCTTAACGCCCTTAAAAACAAGGGTTCAATTCCTGAAGGTTATGCGATTAATCACTATCTGACTGATACGGATGCGTGGTTCCTCACGACTGATATCCCGAATGGATTGAAGCACTTTACTCGTACAGCGATGCAGACATCTATGGATGCTGACTTTGACACGGGTAATAGTCGTTATAAAGCTCGCGAACGTTATTCGTTCGGTGTATCTGATCCTCTTGGGATTTATGGTTCGCCCGGCGCGTAAGTATCCGGCGTGTTATATTAAGGGGGAGGTACTTGCTATCTCCCCTTTTTTATTTTATATTTAACTTATTCCTGACAGTTGTATAATACGACTGACACTAGCCTAGACAGGAGCTAATCATGGCTAATACTACTTTCAACGGTCCCGTCCGTTCTAAAAACGGTTTTGAAGATATTACAGTTGCCGCCAGTACTGGCATTGAAACTACAAATAGTACTTATGGAGAGAACGCCTCAGTTGGAGGTACTCTTGCTGTCACGGGGGCCTCGACTTTCACGGGTGCTGTTAGTGTAACGGGTTCAATTACTGGCCTACGCTCTGTTAACACAGACTTCAATGCAGCGACGGCAAAAACAGAGACTTTGACGGCGGCTCAATCAGGCACTTTGTTTTTGATTAACGGTGCAGCAGCAAATATTGTTAACCTTCCAGCGTTGTCCACAGGTAATGTAGGTGTGACGTATGACTTCCAGCTTACTGTAGCTGTTGGTGGGAGTGTAACAACCACATTCGTACTACCGGGTAGCGCAGTGTCTAATTTCCAAGGTATGCTGTCGCTTGTGGCGGGTACTGCGGCTAATGCCGTTAGCGATGTTGCGGGTGATACATTGACCTTGCCAAACTCAACGGTGGCTAATGCCCGCATCTCGATGACCTGCGTTGTTGATGACGGAACCAATTCCACTTGGATGGCAACAGCCCTATCTACTCCTATTGCGACTATATCTTAATAGGTCTAATGGGTGAGGGCCTAAAAATCCTCACCCTTTTTAAGGAGGATCTACATGTCTTCTGACATTCAATCTACGTTCATAACTGCTGCCGCAATAGACGCCGATGGTATTTCCGTTGCTGCTGCTGTAGGTAATAACGCTAATTTAGTCCTAGGTGGCGCACTTACTTCTGGGGGCGCAGTAACATTCGATGAACCTCGTAATATTACTATTCTAAGTGCAGGGAACGATTCTAGTAAGTCTTTTACTGTAACAGGTACAGATGAGCAGGGTGACGCTGTTACTGAATCCATCACAGGCGCAAATGCCGATACCGCGACAGGTTCCACTTTCTTTACTACCATAAGTCAAATAGCAGCAGTAGGTAACCCTGCGGGTAACGTAAGCGCGGGTTCTGGTTCCTCTATTGCTGCCCCTATATTCAAGGGTAGGTTACGCCTTCGTGGACTATATGCTGTTAATACGGGTACGGCAGGTACGATCACATTTAGAGAAGGTTCTGGTACAGGTACTATACGTATGCAGTTCAATACTGTAGCGGCTGCTAACACTACACAATACCCTGATGTTCCTGATGACGGTATATTATGTGTAGGTGGCGGGTATGTAACATATTCTGTAGCTGGTCTTTCATCTATGACCGTCTTTTACGAGGGGTAATCCCTGTGCGTACATATTATAAGTCTGGTGGTAGTGTGCGTAAGCCAGACAATATGCCTGCTAGGAATAAGAAGAACTTTCGCTCTACTAAATCTGGCGCAGGGATGACTAGAGCGGGGGTAGCTTCTTACCGTAGTAAGAATCCCGGTAGTAAACTAAAGACGGCTGTGACAGGCAAAGTTAAACCCGGTAGTAAATCTGCTAACCGACGTAAATCTTATTGCGCTCGTAGTGCAGGACAGATGAAGAAGTTCCCTAAAGCAGCTAAAGATCCAAATAGCCGTCTTAGACAGGCTAGGAAACGCTGGAAATGTTGAAAGGAAGTTTGATATGGATATGAGAAAAGGCCCTATGAAGTACGTCGAGGGCGGTACGTCGAAGTTGGATACTACCCAATATGATAAGCAAAATATGATGGACTTCGATAACATTACTGTACCCGAAGGGGCCACAGAAGAAGATTCGAAATCAAAAAAGAAGCCAAAAAAGAAGGAAAAGAAAAAGCCCGTAAAGAAGAATATGGGCGGTATGATGAAGTATAAAAAGGGCGGTACAGTTCGCGGTGCGGGTAAAGCTATAAAAGGTGTTCGTCCCGCTAAGATGGTTAAGATGAAGGGGTCTTAATGCGTCAATACTATAAGTCAGGTGGTGTAGCTACTAAACGTGATCCTGCTAAATGGGCTAAAGCTAAGTCACGAGCTAAAGCCAAGATGGGCGGTAAACATTCGGCTAGAGCTATGCAACTTGCTACTAAGTATTATAAAGATGCTGGTGGATCGTACGAAGGTAAGAAGAAATCTAGTAATAAACTGTCGAAGTGGACAAAGCAGAAATGGAAAACGAAGTCAGGGAAACCGTCAGGCAAAACCGGCGAACGATACTTACCGGAGAAGGCCATAAAATCGTTATCCCCGAAGGAGTATGCAGCGACCACGCGAGCAAAGCGCCAGGGGACTGCTGCCGGGAAGCAGTTCGTAAAGCAGCCAAAGAAGATAGCTAAGAAAACGGCTAAATATAGGAAGTCATAATGGCAAAAGGTGTAAAGCACTACTTTAAAAACGGCACTCAGCATAAGGGTGGGGTGCACAAGCACCCCGATGGTACTCTTATGACGGGGAAAGTAATGTCTAATACCTCTAAGAAGTTATACCATTATGGTCAATTATTAGGTAAAGCCCGGCAAAAAGCTAAGACATCTTGGAGTAAATGATGGCTACGTCAGGTACAACTGCATTTGATATGAACTTCACGGAGATTGCTGAAGAAGCGTGGGAGCGTGCGGGTAGTGAGATGCGTTCGGGATATGATCTTCGTACTGCTCGCCGGTCAATGAATCTCCTTACTATAGAATGGCAGAATAGGGGGATAAATCTGTGGACTATAGATTCTGGTACAGTGGCTTTAACAACAGGTACCTCCCAGTATACG